GTTGGTGTTGAATGGAAAGTCCTCACACCAGAAATCATGGAAGAATATTTAAAGTTAGTACAAGAAGGTAAGGCTCCTGCGGTTGCGTATTATGCATTAACTACGCCTCAGTACGAAAATTTATCGATGAACATGGCAGAAATAAAAAGATATACAAAAGATATTTTATCTATCGTTGAGTATTACAGAGAATACGATGAAAAACAATAGGCAATGGCACGGCGGCAAGGGAAGTAGACAAAGACCCACGGACCGCGAAAAGTTCAACGCTAACTTCGATAGAATATTCAAAGACCGTAAGCCTAAAGAAAAACCTTCCGCGAACCAAGAACTCCACTCATAAGCTTTTCTTCTTTACTTTATTTTAAGTTTTTGCTTTGCAAATAACCCGCAGTTCGCATATACTTAGCTTATGGCTGAACCTACAGGCACAATAGAACCTATAAATCCATTTAACCAATCTTTTATGGATAGGATTTATAACTATATAAATCAGCCCTTAAACACCGAAGACCCTCTTCAAAACCTTGTATCTGGAGTAGCCGAGTTTATTCCAGGAATATCCACTGAACTAGCTAAACGTAGAGGAGATAAATTTGGAGAAGCTTTATCGTATTTAGACTATCTCGGAGGAGGAGGTGCAAAATTAGCTTTAAGTCCTTTTTTAATAGCTAGGCGAAAAGAAATACAACAAACGCTTAAAACTTTTGACGAAGACCCAATACTAAAAGGTAACGAAAGTGTTAAAAATTCTCTTAAGAAAGAACTAGACCAAATCAATAAAGCGGAAGCAGAAGAATTAAGAATAAAAGAACAATACGAAGGCTTTGTAAAAGACCCTACAAAGTTTGGTAAAAAACAACCGACAAAAGAATTAGCCGACGCTACAAAGAAAACAGGCAGAAAGCCTATGTCTGTTGATGAAATAGCTACACAAATTCGCAGGAACGAAGAAGCAGGAACACCGTTTATGTTTCGTGGTGAAAGAGGAATAGCTTCGTTATCTAATAAACCCACATATTTAGCCGCTGATGCACTAGACCCCAGATTGCCCGAGTTTAGTAAAAAAAGTCTTAAAATTTTACAGCCTAAATTTAACAAAGTTTTAGATGTTGATAATATGCCGTCTGATATAGACCAGTTATTAACTAACCGAGAAATGTATCGAAGTAGACCAAGTCGTGTAGGCGGCGAAAATCAAATGGATTTCGATATAGATAGAATTAGAGGCAATATAAAAGATAGTGTGAATAAAACTCCGTCTTCGATTAATAAAGAAACAACTGATTTCTTTCAAAAAGAAGGCTACGATGCTTTGCGTTTTCCACCTAGAAGATTTAAGGGCGAGGGAGATACCTATATTTCATTAGACCCTTTAAATAATTTATCAGAGTTTGAAAACGTTTCACCAGATGTGATACAAGACTTAATAAGAGAACTTGCTAGAAACCAAATGAAATAAATGACATCTAACGCTGATAAGCTAAAAGCTTTAAAAAACATAGACCTTGCGTATTTGAATAAAGCAGAGGCTAAAGAGTTTACTGTTTTACTAGAAGAATTAGAAAAACGAGAGTTTCAAGAAAAAGCCACAAGTACCTTTATGGATTTTGTAAAATCTATATGGTCTGAGTTCATTAACGGCGACCATCACGTAAAAATGGCGAAAGCTTTTGATGACATAGCTAGTGGTAAACTAAAACGTTTAATTATCAATATGCCGCCTAGACATACTAAATCTGAGTTTGCATCACATTTGTTCCCCGCATACTTATTAGGTAAAAACCCTAAATTAAAAATAATAGAAGCAACCCACACCGCTGACCTTGCAGTTAACTTTGGTAGAAAAGTTAGGGATTTAATTGATGGTGAAGAATATAAAGAACTATTTCCAGATACAGAACTAAAAGCAGATAGCCGTTCTGCGGGTAAATGGCTTACAAATAAAGGCGGCGAATATTACGCGGCAGGTATTGGTGGTGCATTAGCAGGTAGAGGAGCGGATTTGTTTATTATTGATGACCCACATTCTGAACAAGACGCTATGTCTGATAAAGCGATGGAAGAAGCTTATGAATGGTTTATGGCAGGTCCACGTCAGAGGCTACAGCCTGGAGGTGCAATCGTTATAGTTATGACCCGTTGGAATAAAAAAGATTTAACAGGCAGGCTAACTAGAAAAATGGCACAAGATGAAGGTTCTGACCAATGGGAAATAATAGAGTTCCCTGCAATACTACCTAGTGGAAAACCTCTTTGGAAAGAATTTTGGGAATTAAAAGAACTTGAAAGTATAAAAGCTTCTGTTAGTCCATCTAAGTGGGCGGCACAGTATATGCAAAGACCCACAGGTGAAGGTATTTCGATTATTCCTAAAGACTGGTTTAATGTTTGGGACGAAAATCAGCCTCCGAAATGCGATTATATTATACAAAGTTATGATACAGCTTTTTTAAAATCAGAAAGAGCCGACTTTACCGCTATAACTACATGGGGAGTTTGGTACCCTGAAGGAAAAATAGGTGAAGAACATTATCCTGGAAACGAAGCACATTTAATTTTAATAGATTGTATTAAAGAAAGATTTGATTTTCCTGAATTAAAAAACGAAGCGTTACGTTTGTATGATTATTGGGACCCTGATACAGTAATTATTGAAGCAAAAGCCAGTGGTATTCCGTTAGTACAAGAATTACGCAGAGTAGGTATTCCTGTAAACACTTTTAGTCCTGGAAAAGGACAAGATAAAATTGCAAGATTAAATTCAGTATCACCAATTTTCCAAGACGGGCGTGTTTGGGTACCCGACAATAGATTTGGCGAAGAACTTATGGAAGAAGTTTCTGACTTTCCTGGTGGAGAAAATGATGACCTTGTTGATGCTACAACATTAGCACTAGCAAGGTTTAGAGAAGGCGGATTTTTACAATTAAGTAGTGATTATTTTGAGGAAGAAAGTTATTATGAAGGCGAAAGGGTTTATTATTAATCAAAATCATACTATGATTTATCAACATGGCTATTGAAAAACAAGCAATCTCTGCAGTACCTGACAATTCTGAAGCAATAGAGCTTGAGATTATGGCACAACCCGAAGAAGAAACTGAACTTTTTGTACAACCAGACGGTTCAATAATTCGAGGCAGCGACATGCCTGAAGAAACTGTTTCAAAGTTCGGAGAAAACTTAGCGGATAGCTTAGATGAACGAGAACTAAACACGATAGCAACTGAATTAGTTAGTTCTTACGAAGATGATTTAGATTCTAGAAACGATTGGTTTCAAACATACACAGAAGGGCTAGATTTATTAGGAATAAATTCTACTTCTAGGTCACAACCTTTTGTTGGGGCTTCGGGAGTTCATCACCCAATACTCGCAGAAGCTGTAACTCAGTTTCAAGCACAAGCATATAAAGAAATGTTGCCTGCGGGCGGACCCGTTGATACAGAAATTTTAGGAATGACCGATAACGCTAAGATGGAAAAAGCAAATCGTGTTAAAAATTTCATGAATTATCAAATAACATACAAAATGGAAGAATATGACCCAGAAATGGACCAGCTTTTATTTTATTTACCTTTATCAGGTTCAGCATTTAAAAAAGTTTACTATGACCCTGCTGTTGGACGGGCTGTCGCACGGTTTGTTAAGTCAGAAGATTTAGTTGTTCCGTATTATGCAGTAGATTTACTAACTTCTCCTAGAATTACACACGTAATTCACATGAATGAGAACGAATTACGTAAGTTACAGCTATCTGGCTTCTACAAAGACATGGATATGGCGTCTCCAGGAAGTTCAGCGGAAACAACAGAGGTCGATGACAAAATAGAGGAGCTTCAAGGACTAAGTAGAACAGTTAGCGACGAAGAATACACACTTTTAGAGATGCATGTTGACTTAGATTTAGACGGATATCAGGATTTAGACGAAGATGGAGAAGAAACAGGCTTAGCACTGCCCTATATCGTCACTATTTGCAAAGATAACAACAAAATTCTTTCAATTAGACCAAATTACAACGAAAAAGACCCAATGCGTAAGAAAATTGAACATTTTACGCATTATAAGTTCCTTCCAGGACTAGGTTTCTACGGTTTTGGCTTAATACACATGATGGGCGGGCTAACTAAGTCAGTTACAGCAATTTTACGACAATTAATAGACGCAGGTACGCTTTCTAACCTCCCAGCAGGATTTAAATCACGTGGATTAAATATTCAACGTCATGATGACCCATTACAGCCAGGAGAATGGAGAGATGTTGATGCTCCAGGAGGAAGATTACAAGATGCCTTCCTTCCTTTACCTTATAAAGAGCCAAGCGGTACTTTAGCTACGTTATTGGGAGCATTAGTAGATTCTGGTAAAAGATTTGCGGCTACAGTAGAAAATCCAACAGGCGATGGTAACTCTGAAGCTCCTGTAGGAACAACAGTAGCCTTAATGGAAAAAGGACAAAGAGTTATGTCTGCAATCCATAAAAGATTACATTATGCACAAAGATGTGAATTTAAAATTTTAAAAAGAGTATTCGGTGAGTTTTTACCTCCCGAATACCCGTATCAAGTACAAGGTGCGTCTGAAAACGTTTTTAAACAAGATTTCGACAGTTCAGTAGATGTTATACCTGTTAGCGACCCTAATATTTTTAGTATGACGCAAAGAATAACATTAGCCCAAGCACAGCTTCAAATGGCACAAGCGGCTCCTGAATTACATAATTTACGAGAATCGTATAGAAAAATGTATATAGCGTTAAATATTAAAGATATCGATGCGTTATTACCACCAGAGGAAGAAGTACCACCGAGAGACCCAATAAGCGACCAACAAGCAGCTATGACAGGGAATCCTATAAAAGCGTACCCTTTTCAAAACCACGAAGCGTATATTGGAGCCCATAGTGCATTTATGCAAAACCCCATGGTTCAGCAAAATCCTATCGCTACACAAGCAATAGGTGCAAATATACAAGAACACCAGTCTATGCTATATAGACAACAAATAGAACAAGCAATGGGTCAACCGCTACCTCCGTTAGACCAACCTATGCCGCCTGAAATGATGAACGAAATAGCTATGATGGCAGCACAAGCAACACAACAAGTTACAGGTCAAGCACAAGCGATGGCACAAGCACAAGCAGCAGCACAACAAAATCCTCAAATGGAAATGTTCCAGCAGCAGTTGCAATTAGAAAAAGAACAGTTAATGCAGAAATCAGAAGATGATGCAAGAGATGCACAACTTGCGGCTATGAAAGCAGAACTAGACGCACAGATTAAACGTGAAAAAATAGAAGCTGATTTAAAAGTACAAGATACTAAATCTGCTATAGAATTGCAAGAATTAGAGCTAAAAGCAAAAGCTGATGCTGATAAGAACTATAACGAACTGGTAAAAACAGTTAGAGATAGTAGACAATAAAAACGGAGAATAATATGCATAAAAATAGAGATTACCCGTCGCCTTCTAAAAAGGTGAACAGGTCTGCTCCTAGTGAGCCTAAAATGGTAGATAACACTAAAACACAAACAGTTGCTGCTGGTGAAGTAAATACAGACGCAAAAGGCAACGTTGTTGGTAAAGAGTCTAAAGTAAAGGCTGCTTACGGACAAACTAAAGGACTTCTTTGGTATAACTACATTAAATAAATGGATTATATCTTAGCTACGGAGCATTTGCTCCGTAAATATCGTGAGAGAAAAGAAGCTCTTACGCAGACATTAGCTTCTGGAAGT